AAGGCCGGTATGGTATTTCAGTCGGTAAAGACCAAACCATCTATAAGGTTCAATGCGGATGTCAATGTCATCGGCGGCTGGCGCGACAGCCATATGCGGAATAATGCGCCCGCGCCGATATTTTATCCAATGCCGGGCGACTTACACGCGGCCATATTGCCGGTTGATATTTTTTCTGCGGAAAACGCGCCCGCCGGATCAAATGTAGTTAATACCAGCGACAAAATATTTGTGCCGTCACGAATCGAAATAATAGGTGATGTCGGCACGTCTTTCCCCGGCGAAGGGAGCCAATACACCTATTGGGCGCTGCATAATAAAAATACGGATAGGATTAAGTACAACGCGGTGACCAATGCTGTTGATTGGTGGACATTGCGTTCACTGCAGGTTGATAACTTAACAAATATTATCGCTGTAAATAATTTAGGTAATACCGCGGCTACTTCTGTTAACGGAACCCGCGGGATATCGTTTGTTTTTTGCGTTTAACGGCTATAGGCGCGGGGAGCCATAAACCTAGCGCCGGCTTACCTGCGCCTTATGGGTAGGCTTAAGCCGTTTTACCATAACAGGGGGTGTGCAAATGCCGTCGATACCACAGGCATTGTCTGAGCTACAGGCGCGGCGCGCAGAGCTCGCAAGCAACTTGCAAGCCATGGGCATCAACGCAAGCGTCGATGAGCCCCTCGACGCGCTGGTCGCCAAGGTGCTGGGCATCGATACGGGCACCCCTCCGCCGCCGGCCCAGGTAGGCTGGCGGCCGCAGTCCGACTGGCCAGACATCCGGGACATATTGGAGTCGGATACGACGGCCGGCTATGGCGGGAAATACATCCAGCTAATGACAGACCACCCGGACAGCACCGCGTTGGCGGGCGCGTTGGCGTACCGGACATCGGATGGGGCGTTTTACACATCTAACGTCACCCATACCTGGGACCGCGCCAAGGACTTCCCCTGCTCGCTCGGGTACAAGACACGCTGGGCGATATACTACAAAGCGGATACCGGCACGGTGGATATACAGCCTACCGCGCTATGGGCGATATTGGCGATGCACCTCAACACCATTACGAGCGTCAACTCCAAGCAGCTACTGCAAGCATTCGAATTTATCAGCCCGTTTAACCTTTCCTCCACGCAGCCTGTTTGGAGCAATTTGTTCATGAACGATTATTCTTTGGTAAAACTTCCCGATAGTTTAGACTTTTCGAACGCCACGAGCTTGAATAACACTTTTAGGTCCTGCAACAGCCTCGTCGAGGTCCCGCGCATAATGGACGTGTCCAGTTGCGCGTCGATGACGTACTTCATGAATGGGTGCCCGGTCGTCGAGCCTCCGGAGCTTAACATGATAAATGTCGCGGACGCCGGGAACGCGTTCACGCAATGCCCGTTTGTCCGGAACATGCGCATAAAAAACCTAAAGGCGAGCCTTAACATATCCGCCAGCGCGTACCATACGAGGGACGACATGCTGCACATCATCAACAGCTTGCAACCCGTGGGCGGGCAAACGCTGACGGTCGGCGCGGTAAACCTGGCGAAACTCACGCCGCAGGATATCGCGATTGCGACGGGGAAGGGGTGGGCAATAGCATGACAACGGAAGACCTAGACATGACAATCCTAATGGTCTGCAACCATGTCCGCAACTTTTTCAACGACGGCAACCACCGCCGCCACAAGGGCCAGGTCGCGCCGCCGCAGTTCGATTTCAAGTGGGTATTCGGGGACGGTGCCGATTTTATGGGAACAAAGCGTATAAGCAGAGGCAGAAGCGGCATAGGTGGGGTATCGCCAACATTTCCGACAAAACCCACGCTAAGAAGATAAAAGGCAAAAAACAAGCCATTTTACCCCCGTTAAGCATCCATGCGGAAATTCTTATTTTTTTATATGTTAAGCGGTCTTAATACGTTCGATTCTAGGTGATTAAATGGGCATCATTTCAAATGTTATAAATAGGGTGAAAAAATCGATGGTACATACGCAGAGGGTTGCGATACCGGAATTTGCCGAGATTCTGGATGGGCAGGCGGCGCAACGGAAGATGTGGCGCGATATGTACTTAAATAACGCGCCGTGGGTTAAAAAAAACATAAATAGTTTGAACCTTGCGGCGGTTATCGCGGCGGAGGTCTCGCGGCTGGTTACGTTGGAGATAAAGAGCACGGTGGACGATGCGGGTATGGATGCGATATACCAGCGGGAGGTCATGCGGGATCTAAGGGAAAAAATTGAGTATGGGCTTGCGCTGGGCGGGTTGGTTATGAAGCCTTACGTTTTAAACGGGATTATTCGGGTAGATTTTGCGCAACCGAGCGATTTCCAGATTGTGAATGCGGCAAATGACGGGACGATATTAGAGATATTTTTTAAGGATTTTGTGGAGTATCGGAAGGCGTATTATATACGGCTCGAATATCATAAATTTGACGAGGTTACGGGGCGTTATTTAATTACGAACCGTTTTTATAGGTCGGATGAAAAGGGCTATGTGGGCAGCGAGATTGAGGATTACTCTTTTATTGACCGATGGGCGCAGATGGAGAGGGAATTTGAGCTCGTGAATATCAAAGCGCCGTTGTTCGGGTATTTTAGGCCGGCGATATCGAATAATATCGATACGAAGTCGGTGCAGGGCGTTTCGATATACTCGCGGGCGGTGGGCGCGATCCAGCGGGCGGATGAGGGATTAGCCGGGATGCTCCGTGAGTTTAGGGTAAAGGAAGCGAAGCAGTATGTTTCGGAGCTTGCGGTGAAGGGAACGGGTCCGTTGCCGTATTTGGAGGATGATTATTACATAAGGATCCGTACCGACGGGAAGAACGGGGAGACATTTTTTCAGAGTTACAGCCCGGATATTAACGTTGGAAAGTATTTGGATGCGCTGAACGAATATAAACGGGAGATTGAGGATTGCATTGGGTTGGCGCATGGGACGATTTCGGATCCGGAAAATATGGTTAAGACGGCTACGGAATTGAAGATGTCGAAACAGCGTACGTATGTGCTCGTTACGGAGAACCAAAAGAATTTGCAGGATTGTTTTAAGAGTGTGGTTTACGCGATGGGGGTTTGGCTGAAGTACCCGGGGCAGCCGCCGGAGTATGTGGTTACGACGGATTTTGACGACTCTATGATTACGGATTGGGAGGAAGAAGTTAAAGGGATGTTGAACGATGTCGCGGCGGGGCTGATTAGGCCGGAGATTTATTTGTCGAAGAAATATGGGGTTACGGAGGAAGAGGCGTTAAAGATGATACCGGATAGTGTTGCGCTTGGGGTAGTGTGATTTGCTGACCGAAAATGAAATAGTGGTGCTTCATGGGCCGTTGCGTGAGCATTTTATGCAGTTGGAAAAAGATATCGTAAATCGTGTTTGCAAACATATTGGAAAAATTGGCGAATTAACAGAAACCGACGTACATATGCTGGATGAATTGCAAATGGTCGGTTTTAACATGAAATATATTCAACGTGAGATAGAAAATATATTGGATATGACAGAAAAAGAAATTTTGAATATTTTTTCGAAGGCCTCGGAAATTGAATACAACGGGGTGAAGGGGATTTATGATTTAACGGGCACGATGTTTGTACCGTTTGACCAAAATGAGCGTTTAACAAAATTAATACATAATATAGCGAATGTAACGTATAAAAAATTTTCGAATATTAGCAATACAGGGATGATTGGGTTTAGGACAGCGGCGGGGAAATTTGAGCCACTGGATTCGTTTTATATAAAAACGGTTGATTATGCGATTTTACAAGCACATTTAGGGCAAGCGAATTTTTATGGCGCTATGCGGCGGTCGGTTACTACGATGGCGCGGGATGGCCTTTTATATACGGAATATGGAAGCGGGTATATCCGTAGGCTGGATTCGTCTGTAAGGATGAATATTCTTGGAGGATTGGCGCGGTTATCGCACGAGCAATCTGCGATGATTTGGCAAGAGATTGGCGCGGATGGGTATGAAATAACATGGCACTCGGGATATAGGCCAACACATGATTTCGGTGGTGAACAATTTGATATAAAGGAATACGAAAACAGGATTTTGCCGTTAATGCGGGAACCGAATTGCTACCACCGCAGTTTTGCGGTCGTGTTGAGGGTTTCGATTCCGACGTATTCGAAACAAGAATTGGATGCGATGAATGCGGCGGAGTTGGAGGAACATTATTTTGAGGGCAAAGGATATAACGCGTATGAGGCACAGCAGAAACAGCGTAAATATGAGTTGGCGATACGACAGCAAAAGGATTTGGTTAATGCGTTTGACTCGGCGGGGGACACCGAAGCGGCGGGGTTGGCGCGAGCGAAGTTACATAGGTTGAATCAAAGTTAT